ATTCATAATGGGTACCAAAAGATGCAAGGCGAGCAACGCGGCTGACCGCTTTGATCTAAGATACTAAATTTTTGATACAAATAGTTCGTTACCACGATAGTAGAAAACAATAATATGGGGGGAGGTTGCGGTACCGTCTTCTGTGCTTCTATTCGCCTTATCGGTGCGGGCTATACTGAAAGTAAATCGAGATAACTGATAATTTTACACAATTTACTATGGCTGAAGACAACACAATAACGTGCGAATTGGACTTTGATGATGGCTTCCGAGAGGGATTTCTCCAGGGATACATGGCTGGCTACGTTTCCAGCGATGGCGACGAAGACGTTCCGTGCGGTCCCTGCGAACATCCCGAGTGTCCTCAGAAGTAGCGATGGGGGACCACCCCGATAAGCCAGCTTCGGCTTCGATTTCTCGTTCAGGAGAGATAGAGGCGGAACCACAGAGCGCGGTTGCGGTCGTGGTCACAAACCAGGAAAACGAGGCGTGTGGTGTCTTAGAGAAGTGGAGTAGCGAGGCGTGGATTTATGCAGATAAAGACGCGGTAATGCGTCTCAACTAAGTCTCGAAGCTGTTCATGGAAGAACTGGCAAACACCGTCGCTGATGAAGCGTTCGGCCTCGATAAGGCAGAGGACCTGCTCGAACGGTGGGAGAACCGCCCCGACCTCGTTATCGAGGATGTATTTCGAGTTCGGGACCTGTTCTCGAAAGAGATTGTGGACCTCGAACTCACGCCCTATCAGCGACAGTTTGCTCACGCTGTTTGGTACGGCGATGCCTCGACCGTCTCGGTCCTGAAGGGCCGGCGAACGGGATATTCCTTCATAGCTTGTCTGACGATACTACTGAAGGCAAAGGTTCTTCCTCATAGTTTTCACGCCATTACGGGACCCTCGAAGTCTCAGGCCAAGGACCGCATCGAGGACATCTACGACATCATCGATTGGGCCAAGATTGACTTCGACCTTGAGGTGGACAACCGGGACGAGATAGAACTCTCAAACGGGGCGACCATCATGGCCTTCGCCGGGAACCCCGATACCTCGCGTGGGGCTGACAGCGCCGACATTCTCTTCATTGACGAGATGGCGTTCCTCGAAGATGAAAAAGAGTCAATGCGGGCGTTCAGTCCTTTCGTTGCGCTCGGAGATTCAAATACGATTCAGATTTCGACCCCGAACACCTCGAATGACCTTTTCATGCAAGACGTGGAACGGGGTTCTCCGAGCGGGCAGAACGGGATTATCTCTATCAGGCAACCCTCTTTCAAGAACGCCGAAGAGCTTGACGTAGAGAAGAGTCTGCTGGAGCAGGACGCGGAGCCGGTCAATCCGTACCAGAGCGTGAAGGAGGCCGAAAAAGACCGACAGCGCGACCCTGAAGGCTTCAAGCAGGAATACCTCTGCAAGACCGTCTCAGACCGTTATCGGTTCTTCACCAAGGCGGGAGTAGACAGAGCGTGCGAGCGGGGAACGCTTGATGGCTACATCCACCACCCTGCTACTCACGCCCGCAATGGCGGGACGATGATTATGGGTGTAGACGTTGCCGCAGGCGGAAAGGACGACACCGCCTTATCGGTGTTCGAACACGATGGCCCTGAACGCCTACTTCGTTTCCATACCAAGCTGGACGAGCAGGACTTGCGAGCGTTGGGCATCCAGGGCGAGCCGAAGAATCCCTCCGACATGGCCGCCTATGTGAACGTCCTTTCCAACAATATGGGCGTCGATAAGGTCTATCTCGACAAGACCGGAGTGGGTGAAGGGTTCAACAATGAGGTCAACAAAGTCCTTGGACGCCGCGTTGAGGGCTTCGACTTCGATAACAAAGAGGCCATAGCGGAGATGATGGGCGATTTCAATTACGCCCTTCACAACGACCTCGTTACGCTGGTTCCTGGTGAAGACGATATTATCGCCAAGCAGTTGAAGGCAATTGTCAAGAAGAAGAACCACCGAACCTCGAAGCCGAAGTTTTCAGGAAAGGAAAACGCCCCGAATGGCAAGGACGACCTTGCGATGGCGATTGTGTTAGGGGCGTATCCCCCGAACTTTGATGCAGAGCGACACACCGAGCTTGAGACTCGGAAGAACGTTAGCGATAAGGGCGCGGAAGATTCTGCTGACCGCTCTAACGGAGGCGGTTTCCGCCAAATGATACAAACCAATAGGCAAGGCCGTCCCGCAAGCGGCGGTCGGGCCGACATACAGAGCGCCTTTGGAACTCCCGAAGCACAGAGAAAGAGAGAATACGAGAGACGGCATCCCCGATAATGAGTAGCAACACACAGAACTTCGTCGCACCTGACCCCGACCCTACTGAAGACGCAAAATTCTATACTGATTCGAAGAAGGGAGTCATCCGTAGCGACACCGGAGGGTCAAGTTCTGTTGGCGGCGACCGTGCCGCTGACGCTCCTTCAGAGACGATAGAGGAACATCGGGATATTGCCTACACCGACCCTCACGTTAATGAGAGCATCATGACTCTCATTGATTGGGTCGTCGGAGATGGCTTCAACATCTCTCCGCGGAACTTCGAAAATCCGATGGAAAGCGGCGTTGGTTCCTCGGATGGGTCTGATAACAGCGGTACGGCCATTCAAAACCTTCGACGTTTGCTGAAAAACTCGAAGTTTTGGCCTGTCTTTGTGGACTGGGTGCTGTACGCGGCTATTGACGGCCACGCTTTCATGGAACTGGTCGTTGAAGACGACCAGTTCAAGCCGAAGCTTCTTCCGACGAAGAAGATGAAGCGGAAGGAAGACAAGTACGGCGACATCAAGTTCTATAAGCTCGAAACGCCCGAAGGCGGCGGGGTCGGAAGCGGCGGAAGCGTTGGGGAAAGCGGCATCAAGTACGAACCCCACGAGGTCGCGGAGCTACACTTCAAGAAACATCCAAAGGACGACTTCGGGCGCTCGCTTATCGAGCCGATTGCGGAGCAGGCGGATATGCTCCGTGATATGGAAATCGATTATTCTCGCTTTATCGCTACGAAGGCCTATCCACCGATTCTCTGGAAGCTCGGAGACGAAGAGAATCAATGGACCGAGGACCAAGTTAGTTCGTGGATGGACAACGTGGAGGGCATTGAGCCTGACACAATGCTTGCGGCCCCGCACGACGTGGATACAGAGATTGTGGGCGTAACCTCCACGTCGAGTAGTGCAGGAGCGATGCGGCTCGAAGATACGTTCAAACACTTCGAGAACCGCGTGGTTACTGGCCTCGGTGTCCCCCGAGTTTTAATGAATATGGACATCGGCGGCCAGGGAGAGACGACCGCGACGATGCCGTCGTTCAAGCGCCGCGTCTCTCGGCTTCAGAACCGCGTGAAGTCGGCAGTCGAGCATCAAATTCTGAAGAGCCTGCTCAACGAGAGTGCGAACCTCGAAGAGTTCGACGGCACCGTTCCCGAGTTCCAATTCGGTGAGCATAGCTCTGCCGAGAAGCGCCTCGAAATCGACAAGCTACTGAATCTGTTCAACAATGGCCTCCTGACGCCGGAGGCGTTTGCTGAACGGGCTGGCATTGACCCCGATGAAATACCCCAATTGTGGACTAATGGGAACCATTTGGAAACTTTACAAGCACTTTCGCAACTTGGCGATGACATCCAAAATCCAAACGGCGGCAGTCCGACCGACACCGAGGGCGGGTCAGAATCAGCAGGTGGAGAAGTAACGTCACGACAGGACCCTGGTACTGATTCGTCCTCTGGCAGAAATAAGAAATCTGTTACTGAGGAAGAATCATGAATTATGGACGAACCTGACCCTGAAGACTCTACCCTTTCCAATAAAGAACTACGGTTCTTGGGGGAAATGGACGAGCGAACAAAAAGGATAGACAGAAAAGTCGATAGACTGGTTGACCAGACCGACGACAATCAAGAAAAAATACAACGGAACAGCCGAAGGATTAAGCGCAATACGACCGCGTTGGGTGGCTATTCTGCCGGGGTTGCGGCGCTGGTACTTTGGGGCGCAGACAAGATTGCGAGATTTCTATGAGCAACGAGCTAAGTATTACCGAACGACTCACTTTCAGCGCCTCTACTGCTGATGGTGATTTAGACTTTAGCCACGAAGAGTTCGAGGAGCGCGTCGGCACCGGGTTTAGTGAACACGGCGTTCGTGAGAACTACGACGACAGCGGCGACCTCGAAAGCGTCGATGTCATCTATGAGGCAATGGAGCCGGGGCCTCCTGAGCGCCGCAACGGTGTTCGGATTACTGAGGACTTCCTCGATAAGGTGGCCGGGAAAGATTACTCGAACCGCCCGCCGCACCTGAAGGACCACAACAGCAACGACACCTTTTCTCGGATTGGAGAGGTGCGCGAGACGTGGTTCTCGGAGAGGCTTGAGAAGCTGATGTTGATGGTTCGGACTCCGAACATAGAGGGGTCGAGCAACCATCAGGAAGCCATTGCGAGGTACACTCACGACCCGCCCGCGATTCGGGATGGGTCGCTCGGCTTCGGCCAGAACTACAAGGCCGTCAGGAACGACGACGGCGAGCCGGAGATGCGCGATGGCAAGTTCCGCGAGTTTTCGACGGTGAACTTCCCCGGTGGATACGATGAAGGCGGCGTCAATACCGCCTTTGCTGAGGCTATCGAAAAGTTTGACAGCCACAGCAATTCCGGCGATAGCCAGAGCTATAAGTTCAGCACGGGCGACTGGGTTCAGCGTGACTGGTCTGGCGGAAATGTCTACGGAAAGGTCCGTAGCCGCACTAAGGATTCCTTCACTGTTGATGGGAACGAAGTGTCGGGCGACGAGGGCGAGCCGGTCTACAAAATGGAGGAATATGACGACGGCTTCACGGGCCAGATGGTTGCCGCCGCGCAGTCCAGTCTGAGTTCGTGGAATGGACCGCAGGACAATATGAGCGAGTCTGATGCATACCTCGAAATGACCTTCAGCGGTCACGAAGACGAGCTTGACGAGGTGTATTCTGACTGGAATAGCGAGGTCAATATGACTGCTTCAGAGCTGAAGCGATGGAGCGACCATCCGTGTGCAAATGAAGGGTCGCAGAATCCGAGCGATGTCAGGAAGCGCAATCTGAACCTGCTTCAGACGAGCAAGTCTGACTGGGGTTCGAAAGAAGTGAAGGCCGCAAAGCGCACTATCAGCTTCATCGAGCGGATGAATAGCGATAAGAATAAACCCGAATCTCCGAAGGAAGGTGGGAAAGGAACCTGCCCTTCGAAGTGGGCTATCAGCCTGCTCAACTGGGCCTACAACCCCTTCAGCAGTTTACCGGATGGCGACCCGAACCCCGAGGAGAGCGCGGAACACGTTTCGGTTATCGAGTTTAGTCCGAAGTTCGATGACCCGGCGGACGACACCGATAAGTCCGGCGAGAACTCGGCGGCGGAAATTTCGGTAGAGAAGACAACTTTCAACTTTTGACAATGGATTTCGACATTACCAAGGTTACTATCGATGGAAGCGTCAGCGACCTTTCCGAGGACCAGCTTCGGAAGCTCGTTGACGAGTTCCAAGAAGCACAAGAGTCCAACGTTGCCGAGTTCGAACGGCTGGCTGAGGAATACGATGACATCGACGATGATGTCATCCAAGACTTCGAGGATGCCCGCACCGCCCTTATCGGTGAAATCACTGAGGCTGAAACCTTCGATGAAGTCCCCCTGAGCGAGGATGCTCTGGAGGATGCGGAGTTCTCGGAGCTTCAGGACTGGCGTGACTTCGTTTCCGAGCAAGAAACTGAAGACGCCGAGGACGACCCCGAGGGTGAGGGTGAGGGTACCTTTGACGACTTCGGTAAGCGTTCGCCCGCGGATGATGGCGACGACACCGAAGCCTTCGTTGAGGACGCCCTCGGTGACGTGCAGGGCCTCAACCTCTAAATTTCTAAACAACAATGACTGATTTCAACATTGCGACTGGCGAGGAGATGCCGCTGAACCGCACCGGCTTCGAGAACGTTCAGCTTACTGGCGAGCATCAGGGCGTTCCTGTCGGCGTTGACACGTCGGGCGACGAGCCGAAGCTGGTGAAGGCCGACGCCGCCGCCGATGCGAACGAGGCTGGCGACGAGCCGGTTCACGCGGTCGGCGTCATGTTCAACCGTGAGGTTCTGCCTGACGGTCAATATGGCGGCGTCAATACGCCCCATCCGTGGGACGACGTGGAGGCACAGATTTACGAAGAGAACCGCACCAAGGTTGGCGACCGCTGTACCGTCATCCGTTCCGGCATCGAGCTTGTGAACGACGATGGCGACACGGACTTCGAGGCTGGCGAACCGGTCTATCTCGACGTTGGTGGCGGCTTCACCCAGGAGCCTCCTTCGGAGGCCGGGCAAGCCGTTCAGGTTCTCGGTCTGGCTACCAGCGAGATTGCGAACGCGCTGGACCCGAACAACTCCGAGAAGGACCGTCTCTTCCTTGAGGTTGACGCCCATTACGAGACGGCTTAAAGACTCGAAGTAAACTACTCTAATTCTAATTTACAATGGCACGACGACACGAGCTTCACACGGCTGACGGCAAGAGCATTGAGGAGATGCTGGAGATGGCGCGTACCCTCTTCGACCGCTATAACGAAGCGGAGCGCCCCTTCACGGAGATGTTTGCCGAGACGGTTAATGAACAGACGTTCTACCAGGAGCCTCGGACCGACGACATCTACTGGGACAAGCTGGCTGAGGGCGAGCAACCCCGGACGATGCGCGAGGAAGACTACGATGACCGTTGGGTCACGATTCGGTCGGACACCTTCTCGAAGTCCCTCGGGATGACGCAGAAGTACGTTCGCCGAACTGACTCCAGCCGCATCGTAGACAAGCTTCAGCGGCTCCTGACGGGCGCGAAGAACACCGAAGAGCAGTTGGTGTACCACACCCTGGAGAACGGCATCATCGACGGCACGGGCGCTTGGTACGACATCCGCGACTTTGGGGAGTATGAGTTCTCGAATGACCACTCCCACGTCTTCGAACAGACCTCGGACCTCTTCGATGACAACGAGGCGCACTACCCGCACGAACACATCGAGGAGGCCAAGCGGCAACTGACCCACCACGGGATGGAGGGGCCGTTCGCGGCTCTCGTCTCGAACTCGTTCAAGCGGGCGATGCGCGACGAGATTTCGTGGGATGCTCAGTACGACATCCCGATGGCGAACGGTATGCGGTCGAGCGACGTGCAGGACCTCGACATCGTTATCGACGGTGTGGCTCTTATCGAGTCTCCGTACATGGCCGGCGACAAGTTCTACGTTTCGCAGGTGCAGAACGACTCGCCCATCAAATTCCTCGAAGACCGTCCGGTTCAGGTCACGCGACCCAATGGGGCCGTTGTGCGTTCACCGGGCGACCTTCTTGGTGCGAACGCGACCGCCGACTACGGGTGCCGCATGGTTGACCCCCTCGCGGCCACCAAGGTCACGGCTGACAACCTCAAGTAATCGGCTTTCAGAGGCCGTCTAATTAATCATGTCAAGTGAAAACCAACTGAAGGAAGACGTGCGCCAGATGACTGGCTATACGCACGAGCAGGCTCTTTCTCCTGACGGCCTCGATTCAGCATATCGAAGCGCGAAGCGTCACATTCGAGTTCGAAAGTCGTTTCCTCCTGAAGCCGACTACGATTGGTTCGACACCAATAAGCCGGATAGGGAAGAGGCGCTGTTCTGGTGGACTTGTCTGTTCACCAAGGTCCAAACTGGTGAACTGGACTCCCAAGCTATTCAGATGGGAGCGATAGACCAGAACACGCTGTTGTCTAAGGACAACAACTCTGTTACTATCTGGTATCGGAACGCGGAGCGCGCTGTTCGGTCTATTGGGGAAAGCGGGCTGTTCTTCGGCTTCCCCGCGTCGGTCCGACCGTG